TTCTGGTACGTCGCCGCTGTGGCAGACGCACTGGAGATGAACCTGCTCACAGTCGCCACGTACGGGGAAGCCTTGGGGCTGGAGCCTGTCAAGGTTTCAAAGAGCCGTGGGCTCACCGTTCTGGCCATCGTGGCAGAGTCCTCAGCAATGGCTGGAGTCGTGAAGAAGGCCATTCGGGACAACGATGGCTTTGTCTCCACAGAAGGCCGTGTGAAGCTCATGGAGAGCCTCTACCGCACCGTGTGGTTGCTGGATGGCCTGTGCCACCACTTCTACACCTCACGTCACGTCGTCATGGTGGAGAACCTCAACAAGCTCGCTGACCGCAAGGCGCGTGGTGTGCTGCAGGGCTCTGGTGACAACCGTTGAGGGGCCATGGATTCGGGTGGGTCATAGCCATCGTCTTCATCCTAGTGATTGTCAGCGGCCTCTGGCAGCTTTCCGAAGCCAACAAATGCGCTGACAAGGGTGGGGTATACCTCACCGGAAAGAGCACATGGCCTGTGTGCTTGAAGGTGGAATCGCTGTGAACACTACCCAGCAGAAGTACCTGCTCATCCTGAAGACGCTCTACAACCCTGAGGCTGGACGGCAGGAGAAAGAGTCTGCCGGGAAGGCCATCGGTGAATTGACCGAGACGCAACAGGTTGACTTCAACAACTTCCAGCACTACGTAGGTGAAATCTTCCTCAAGGTTCAGGCAGAGCTTGACGCGGGGCTCGAGGAACTGGCAGACACGTGCCCCGACGAAACAGACCCGCGCAAGTGGAACATTTTCGACTGGTTCAAGTTCCACGATGCCGTCAAGGGTCACAAGTACCAAGAGATTTACACAACGTACGCCAAGCAAGAGCCCAACATTCACCTGATCTGGGCAGAAATCGAGTCGCGGCTTTGACCGAAACATTCTTCAGAAGCAAATTCCAGCAAAAGCTGTACGAGAGTCCCCCTGAGTGCACAGAGATGAACCCTGATTACTGGTTCGCTGATGAGCATGACGATGAAGAGAAATTCGGCAGATCGGAACGTGCGATTGCTGTCACGGTCTGCAAGAGGTGCCCTATCAAGCTGGACTGTTTTGACCACGCCATCTCTAATGAAATTCTTGATGGTGTGTGGGGCGGGTCAGTGCCTCAACAGCGTATCTCGTACCTCGAGAAGGTGCGCCGCATTGGTACCCCTCAGTGGTTTGGCCCTAACAAGTGAGGGCTGCTGATCTGCAAGAGCAGATCATGCAACAGATCACCAAGCAGAGCGACAGGGACAAGCAGCGGAAGATTGGACCGTCAGAAATCGGCGGCTGTCCGCTGTGTATCGGTGAGAAGTTGGCACTGGCACACCCTGAGCTTTACCCAGACCTTGAGCACGAAGAGTCGTTTGGGTTGGGTAGCTGGATCGGTACTGCCGTACACTTCTTTCTCGATCATGACATTGAGATTCCCGGTGCCCTCAAAGAGCAGAAGAACCGCATCTATGACCTTGAGGGCTATGGGACCATCAGTGGTTCCACTGACTTCTACAAGGATGGGCACATTGTTGACTGGAAGGTAGTTGGCAAGTGGAGCTATGACTCTATGAAGCTGGACTACCGGCTGGAACCCAAGCGGATTCCCAAGACGGTCTACCGAGCACAACAGCATCTCTACGGTTACGGCTGGGAGCAGGCTGGGTATCCTGTGGAGACTGTCAGCCTGTGTGTCATCCCCAAGATGAGCAACAATCCTAATGACATTCGGTTTTACACCGAAGTTTACAACCGTGAGGTTGCGCTCAAGGCACTTGCTAGGCTAGAGTCGATCTATAAGCGAGTGAAGCAGGGAAGGCTAGAGTCGCTTCCAATGGACAAGGACTGCTATACCTGCACTCGGGTACTCTTCAGAGCATAGGAGCTCTAGTGGAAATTGCAGTTGGTGACACCATCAAGGTTTTGAATAACTGTGCCAGAGGGTTTTTTCAGGCCGGAAACGAAGGCGTGGTACACACGCTGGGAGTCAAGTATCCCGGTGACGTGAGGGTAAAATTCCCCCACGACAAAGAGCTCATCTGGGTTTACGTGCATGAATACGAAAGGGTAGCGAGTGAAGAGCTTCAAAGTAGGTGACCGTGTACGGTCCATCAAGTGGGGTAATGCAGTTGAGAAACCTCACCCGTACATCGGGATCGCGGGCACTGTCGTGGAGTTGCGGAATGACCACGTACGTGTCACACTGGATGCGGACCCCATAGAAGGTGCAGAGCACTGCCCGTTCTTCCCGTCCGAACTGGAACACATCAAGGAAGGTGCAACAAACTGAGCAAGGTAGTTGAAGAACTGGAAGACGAAATCGCTGAAGAAGCTGAGCCTGAAGAGGTTGATGAAGATTCAGACGCAGAAGATGAAGAAGGCGATGACGAACCTGAAGAAGAGGATGAAGAGCTCTTTGACCTCAGTGAAATCGCAACACTCGAAGAGCCTACCCCGGCTCGCAAGCGCACGTCCATGCTTCTGTACGGACGGCACCGCGTAGGCAAGTCCACGTTTGTGGCTCAGTGTGCTGAAGTCGAAGGCATGTTCCCCATCCTGTGGTTGGCCACAGAGGATGGAACCGGCGCATTCGAGGGCAAGTACCCCAAGGGCATCATCGACGTGGTTCACATCAAGACTGTGAAACAGATGATTCAGATTGTGAACAAGGTCACCACGAAGAAAACTCGCTACAAGACGGTGGTTGTGGATACTGCAGGGCAGTTCCAAGAAATCATCAAGCGGGACTACCGTCGTGAGAACCCCAACACGAAGAACCAGTACGAAATCTGGGACAAGATTGCAGACGGTCTGAGCTACATCACCGACAAGCTTCACAATTCCAAGTACAACTTCTTCCTGATAGCACACACCGCCAAGGAAAAGGATGATATCCTTGGGACTGTGCTTCTGAGCCCACACTTCTTGGGCAAGAAGTCCATTGTTGAAATCCCCAAGATTCCTGATACCATTGCGTATCTCGAAAAGACAGAGGATGATGAGGGTGAAGGCTTCCGCTTGCTTCACCTCACCGCTTCTGGTAGGATCGACGCTGGTAGTCGGTACGAGCACAAGCTACCGGATCGAATGCAGAATCCGAAAATGGCGGACTACTACGCGGCCATCACCGCGTAGCTGCATAGCGTAACCACGAAATAGAACAACGAAAAACGAAAAAAGGAACAACCAATAGTGTCTGTTGACGAACGCGAAACATTTGACCTCACTTCCGAAGACCTTGACACCGGCTTCAAGCTGGTGCCTGAAGGCTGGCACACCGTCGAAATTGACGATGTTGACGATGACCTCGTGTCGGGGAACGGCAACAAGCAGTACCTCGTGAAGTACAAGTCGGCGGACGGCTCTTGGAAGGGTACGCAGTGGGACTACATTGCAATCACCAAGCCGTCCATCCAGAACATCATGTCGCTGTCTCGTGCCTGTGGGCTCGAGGTTCCGACCAAGCTCAAGCCGGGTAAGTTCACCCTGCCTGATCCTGATGACCTGATCGGCAAGACGATCCAGATCGAAATCGTGCACAACGATGACTTCAACGGTGCCACCAACGACGAAGGCGAAGTCATCAAGCGGGCTCAGGTCAAGTTCGCCAGCCGGAAGAAGGAAGGCGAGAAGGTGGGTAAGACTCCGGTCAAGGCCACCACGAAGGCTGGAGCTGCTGCAAAGCGTGCACCGGCCAAGGGCAAGGCTGCTGCAGCCGCTTCTGATGATGAAGACGGCTTCAGCCTGTAGTTAGCAACGGGTCCTGAGTATAGAGACGGTAAACTGCTCAATGGGCTGACGGTTGTAAGCCGCAACAGCGGGCGGTGCAATTCCTCCGCAGTCCACTGAGAGTTTGAGGTAAGGGTAGGCCCTCTAAGTAGACGGTAAGCCTCAAAATTCTCTCACTGTGAAGGCCAGTCGAAAGGCTGGCCTTCTCTTTTACCCTAGAGATACAGAATGTGTATCATCTGGTAAGCTATGAGATTGAATCGAAAGGAGCCCAATGACCGAGTACCGCACATTTCTTGAGTCTGTCTGGGGAGAGCAGCAGGGGCAAGTTTGCATCTCCCG